TGAATGCTTGGGGCAAAGATCCTGAGAAGAAGTTTGTTGTTTTGCACCACTCTATTCTGTCTGAAGGTATCAACGTCAACGGACTGGAGGCAGTCCTGTTCATGCGTAACATGGACTACATCGGTATCAGTCAGTCAATCGGGCGTGTGATCCGCCTGGGTGGTGCTGAGAAGACGTTTGGACTGGTCTGTGTGCCTGTTTATGATGGTGTGGGCATCGGCACTGCTCGCAGCGTTCAGGCAGTCGTTGACACCGTGTTTGAGAAGGGTGAGCCTGCAATCTCCAAGGTGCGCCGCTAATGAAGTGCAAAGTTAAATTGTTCGTTGCTGGCAAAGTATTTGATGAGATTGTGATTGCTAGAGATTATCAAGAGGCGCGTCAGGTTGCCCTTGCTCGCAATCCTAACGCTCAAGTTATTGGTGTTACCGCTGTTTTCTAATGCTGTCTGATTCGATTTATGACCTGGCGATTGAGACCGCCAGGTCGTCACCATCTAAAAAACAAGTTGGAGCTGTTCTCCTTAACAAAAACAAAGTTGTAATGACTGCAACTAACTTGGAGACTAAAACACATCCACTACAGGCATCATTTGCTATCCGTGTAGGTAGACCTGAAAAGATTTATCTTCACGCTGAGATTTCTGCCCTAATTAAATGTAGGGACGAATGTGATACTATTGTGGTGGCACGACTTGGTGGTCACAATCACGATGAACTTCGCATGGCAAAACCCTGTCCAGTTTGTGCATTAGCACTTAAAGAAGCTGGCATAACTAATATACACTATACCACTGATAATGGCTTCCTCTACGAATATTCACGGGTTTCCTGAGCATCCACCAGATGATGCTCAAATTATCAATCCCGATCCTGTCAATTCTATTAGACCACCAGTTTCTTTTGATTCACTTATCAAAGAATATCCTAATGCTTTGTCAGAAGAGTTTTGTAAGGATTGCATTCGTCGATTCAATCAAGACACTAGACAATATAAAGGAACTGTTGGAGCTGGACTTAGATTAAGAACTAAACAATCTACAGATCTGCATATTAGCAATCTCCCTGGTTGGGAAGATGTTGATAAAGTGTTTTTTGATAGTTTGAAACCACGTTTACGATCTTATGTTGAGGAGTTTGATAATTTCTTCCGCTTGGGCAGTGTAAATGATTGGATAAGCGATACTGGTTATCAAATTCAAAGAACAGAACCTGGAGGTTTTTATGACTGGCATAGTGATTTTTCTGCAGCACCAGAGAAAGATTCTGTAAGTGGAGTTAGAACCAGATTCTACACATATATTTGGTATCTCAATACTGTAGAGGAATATGGGTGGACAGAATTTAGATCAGGTGTTAAAATTAAACCTGAGGAAGGTAAATTACTTCTTTTCCCCGCTGCTTGGCCATATACTCATAGAGGTTATCCACCCAAAACTGAGAAGTATATTGCCACTGGTTGGGTTTATACACACGATTCTCCATAAACTATGAAATATCTTATTGTTGGTTTTGTTGCAACTATTGTCTGGGAATTTGGTCATCCATTTATCCCTGGTCTTGTAGTAGATCATGATCATACTCATGAATGTGTGACTACTAAATAAAATCGATCAACGATTAATAAGTCATGGCATTGAGACTTTTACGATTTGCACCACTAATTGTTGCTGGCGCTTTACTTGGTGCTGGTATTCAACATGGTCAATTCCATCTATACAATAGCATGGTACCTCACGTTCACTCTAATGGCGTAATTCACTCTCACTAATTTGATAGATTGTTATGACTTATTTGATTTCAAGATTTCTTTCACCTGAGACAGCTGAGCAAACAAAACGTCAGTTATTTGATGCTGAGTGGGAAGATGGGCTTGATTCTTTTGCTCTTCATGAACGTGATGCAGATAAAGACGCCCATCTAGTAAAAAAGAATTTTCAAACAGATATTGATTCTACTGAATTATTTGAAGGTGTAGATTCCAATAAAGAGTTTTTGGACTTTACATGTCCAGTTCGATCTACACAACCATTATTCACAAAAACAGAAACTGGTGGATACTATAGATCACACTGGGATGATGTCAATAATGGTCAGTTCAGTACGACTATATTTTTAAGTGATCCTAAAGACTATGAAGGTGGAGAACTTGCTTTATACATTAGAGGAAAGGAAGAAAAATTTAAGTTAGAACCAGGATGGGGTATTACTTATGAAACTGGTACACCTCATGAGGTAAAAAATGTCACCAGTGGAGAAAGATTTGTATCGGTCTTTTGGACTACTTCTATGATTTGGGATATAGAAGCCTTGCGAGAATATAGATATTGGAATATGATGATCAAAAGATATGATCCCAAATTTGTCTATGATAATGTAACTGATTTTGCAAATTGTCTACACAATCACTTCAGTCTCAAAGCTGATAGAATTTGGAGACTATTTCATCACACACATCAAGAAGTACCACCACATCATCATTAATGCCACGACTGAGTAAAGCAGAACTTGAAAAACTATTTCCATATGAAACGTTCCCAATTCGTATGGAATGGAAAGATGGAAAGGATACAAGAGTTGCATGGTTTCAGTGTCATGAACATATGCAAAAGATGTATGACAAAGTGAAGAAACCACGCATGAAGATTGACGTGCGTTACAAATATCCAGATCTGAAACCAGAAGAGAAACCAAAACGCAAAACAACACCCAAGAAAGCATCAACAACTAAAAAACCTGCATCAAAGAAACCAGCAGCAACCAAACCAAAAAGAAAACCTCGTAATGTGAAGAAAAAAAATGTATGACTTGAAATTGTTTAAACCATGTTTTTATGGACATGGCTCTCTTCGTGAAGGTCACGTTAAAAAGATTGATAGACTTTTTAAAGATTATCTTGATAATGAAGATAACTTCAAGGAAGATCCTGGTTGGTCATGTAAATTAAAGACATCTTTTGCATCAGAACAAGCTGCAAGGCATCCTGGTTGGAAAACTTTTCATCCTCTATTGATTCATTACTTTAAACCATTTGTGGATCAAATTCATGGACCTGATGCTATAATTACACCTTTAGGTTACTGGTGTAACAAATACGAACCTGGAGATTCTCAAGAGATTCATGATCATACTGGACCTGAGGCTCAAATAAGTTTAGTATATTTTCATAGTGTTAGTGAAGAAAACAAGTGTGACTTTGTTTTTTATGATGAAACCGATTCTCCTTTTTCAATGTCAGATTTTGGTGCCAAACATAAATTTCCTTGCTATGGAAATGATAAACCTAAAGTAAAGTCTGGAGATTTTATAGTGTTTCCATCACATTATCCACATTATGTGACAACTCACAAGGGAACTGGCACAAGAATTACATTTAGCGCAAACTACACCACAAAGGGATTGATGAAAGCCGGTTTCTAAACTGGCACAGGGGTCTCCCCACAGGGGTGGATCCCATGTATATTGGCCATGTTGAGAGGTTTCCCACATGACAACTCAGTCCTTCGCTGACTACGCTGCTCAGAAAGATGCTCAAAACACCATTGAGCTCAATATCCGCAAGTATTGTCTGATGCTGTGTGAATGTTTGCTGGAAAACTTCAAGTCCCGCAACAATGGTAAAGTCGGTGGATATGATGCTCCCGAGTACAAGTTTTACATTGAGACTGCTCGTAAGTATCACAAAATCTGGATGGACACTGGTTCTTCCCGTTCTATTCACGCTTTTGTTGATAAGAAGACTGGCGAAGTTTACAAACCCGCTAGCATCAAAGCACCCGCAAAAGGTGTTCGCTACAACATGCTGCTGATCAATTCCCGTGAGGAAATGTTCCGCCGTGCTGATTGGGCTGGTGGTTATCTTTACATGCGAGGATGAAAAGTCCACTTCCTCAAGTTTTGTCACTGCTGGGGGTGATCTTCTTCACCCTCTGTGTTATTGTGGCTGGGTACCTCAAGGGTAACATGCACATTGAAGCAGTCTACCACTCTCTAACCAACTTCACATGAAAAGCAAGAACTGGCGCTCCTACTGCCGCACTGCGTTTGAGAGTCTCAAGGCCATGCGTGGCCACTGGGGTGATCCTGACTTCTACCGCCCAATCACCCGAATTTTCTATATTAACGTGTTTGACTGTGCTCAGGTCAACCATCTCGGTCTGATTAGCGAAAAAGCACTGAATAACAAGAATGAGCGCACACATGACCACTGTTTGTCACCACAATTCATTGGTCGTATGATTATGGACAACCCAGACACATATCTCAAAGACTATCAGTTGTTTGAGCAATTGTTTTGGTTGGCATGTTCTACTATCACTGTCACGAAAGAAGAGAACAAGCAACTGAGTTTGCTGACTGACAATGATGGTATGGAGTACAAAGTGTTTGTACCAACCAACTTGAAATATAAGCATTTAGGTATTAAACTGTATAAGAAGAATGGAGCACGTTGGGATGACTCTATGCCATGTGATGACAACCTGATTCCAGCTCCATCCGACTTACTTTCGTATGAGGAGAAGTTCCTTGTCTCATAATTATGATGGTCCATTATATGCACCATGGTCAAAAGTTGTTGCAGGTAGGATGAAACCCATGAAATCA